GATGATGACGGTTTAGACGATTTATTAAGTGGATTGGGTATATCAAGACCTAAATAATATATGTCATTTACAAAAGAACAATTAATGTTAGAGTATGCTAAGTGCATGAAGAATACTCCTTATGCACTTAGAACTTACTTACAAACTTACGATAATACAGTTTCTCAATATGTTCCTTTGGAACTATTTCCGGACCAAATATCCTTATTAGAAGATTACGAAAACTATAACGAGAACATCGCTTTAAAGTATAGACAAGCGGGTGTATCTACAGTTACAGCTGCGTGGGCGTCAAAAAAATTAGCATTTGCTAAAAAAACCAAACCTGAAAAAATCCTTATTATTGCCAATAAATTAGATACTTCTATGGAGATGGCTAATAAAATCAGAGGATTTACAGAACAATGGCCTAGTTGGACTGGTATTGGATTTTCATCTGAAAAAAATTCACAAAGACATTACAAATTAAATAACGGATGCGAAGTTAAAGCCGTTGCAACATCACGAGATGCGTTGAGGGGTTACACTCCTACGATTCTTATATTTGATGAGGCAGCATTTATCGAGGCAGATGGAGATTTTTGGTCTGCGTGTATGGCGTCCCTATCTACAGGAGGTAAAGTTATTGTGGTATCGACTCCAAACGGATATGACCCAATCTATTATGAAATTTATGACCAAGCCTTAAGAGGTATGAATGATTTTAAAATTTCTGAGATGTTTTGGTTTAAAGACCCAAGATATACAAAAGATTTACAGTTAATTAAGGTTGAGGATTTAATTCATTATTTTTTAAATCGTGAAGATTATAAAGACTTAGATATTATTGATTATTCAACTAGCTCCCCAAGGGAACGAGATTTTAACGAAATTAAACAAAAGATTACCGATGGTTATAAACCTACTTCAGCATGGTTTGAAAGTATGGTTAAAAAACTTAAATACGACAAACGTAAAGTATCTCAGGAGTTAGAATGTAACTTTTTAGGTTCAGGAGATAACGTATTTGATTCAAAACAATTACAAGATATCAAACAAAATATGTTAAGAGACCCCGTGAATAAAATGATGGGTGGTTCTCTTTGGATTTGGAAAGAACCAATTCAAGGACATAAATATATTATGGGTGTCGACGTATCGAGAGGAGATTCTGAAGATTTCACCTCAATGATTATTATTGATTTTGACGAAAGAGAACAAGTTTTAGAATATATTGGAAAAATCCCCCCTGATGTTGCAGCAGAAATTGCTTATAAATGGGGTATGATGTACAGTGCATTTATCGTGATAGATATTACCGGAGGTATGGGAGTATCGACTGCGAGAAAATTACAAGAGATGAATTATAATAACTTGTATATCGATGGGATTGAAATGGGTAATAAATGGAAATACGACCCAAAATCGTTAGACAAGATTCCTGGAATTAACTTTAACAACAAACGTGTTCAAATTATTTCTTCATTTGAAGAATCGATGAGACACGGATTCAAAATTTATAGTAATAGATTGTTTAATGAGATGAATACATTTATTTATATAAATGGGAGACCTGACCACCAAAAAGGACATCACGATGACTTAATTATGGCAATTGCAATAGCGACTTATGTTGGTGAAAATTCGTTTAATCAGTTGACAAAAGTATCTGAACAAACAAAAGCGATGTTAAATTCTTGGACAGTTAATAGTAATAATGAGGTTTCGGAATCAATTGCATTTAATCCTGTTATGCCGTCGGGAATACCAATTCATCAACAAATAAACCAAGACCCAACAAAAAACGATTATCAAAAATATTTATGGTTATTCGGAGGTTCTCCAAGATAATGTTTATATATTTTTTGAAACGATTAGATTTATAATATGAGTGAGCAAAATAATAATTTAACGGTATGGCAGAGGTTGTCTCAAACCTTTGGTCCTAATTCATTATTAGGACAAGACTACCCTGTTTATAAGTATGATAAGAAAGAACTTCTAAAGACAACTAATCAACAAGAGTTTGAGAAAGCCAAATTACAGGCTCAACAAACAATGTATTTGACTAGTCAATGGACTAAAATTGAGAATAATTTATATACTCAAGGTGTTTATTTTGAACCTACGAGATTAGCGTCATATTATGATTATGAATCTATGGAGTATACTCCTGAGATTTCCGCAGCTTTGGATATCTACGCTGAAGAATCTACAACTGCCGACCAAAATGGTTTTATTTTACAAATATACTCAGAATCAAAAAGAATTAAGTCAGTATTAACGGATTTGTTTAATAATAATTTAGATATTAACACTAACCTTGCAATGTGGACAAGAAACACTTGTAAGTATGGTGATAACTTTGTTTACTTGAAACTTGACCCTGAAAAAGGTGTTGTGGGATGTATGCAATTACCAAACATTGAGATTGAAAGGGTTGAAAAAGGAATGAAAGGTAAATCTAATTTAGATAAAGAAGAGTCGGACCAAAAAGCCTTATCCTTTAATTGGAAAAATAAAGACTTAACCTTTAACACTTGGGAAATCGCTCATTTCCGTTTATTAGGTGATGATAGAAAACTTCCTTACGGTACGTCAATGCTTGAGAAGGCAAGACGTATTTGGAAACAATTATTGTTATCGGAGGACGCGATGTTAATTTATCGTACATCAAGAGCTCCTGAGAGAAGAATGTTTAAAGTTTTTGTTGGTAATATGGATGAGAAAGACGTTGAAGCATATGTACAACGTGTTGCAAACAAATTTAAAAGAGACCAAGTTGTTGACCATAAAACAGGAAATGTGGATATGAGGTTTAACCAAATGGCGGTAGACCAAGAGTATTTTATCCCTGTTCGTGACTCAGGAGCTCCTGACCCAATTACTACATTACCTGGTGCAACTAACTTATCGGAAATTGCAGATATTGAATATATCCAAAAGAAATTATTAACCGCTCTTCGTGTACCTAAAGCATTTTTAGGGTTTGAAGAAGTTGTTGGTGATGGTAAAAATTTATCATTACAAGATATTCGTTTTGCTCGTACAATTAATAGAATTCAAAAAAGTATGTTAGCGGAACTTAATAAAATTGCAATCATACATTTATTTTTATTAGGATTTGAGGATGAGTTATCTAATTTTACTTTAAATTTATCTAATCCATCAACCCAAGCCGATTTATTAAAAATTGATGTATGGAAGGAAAAAATATTACTATACAAAGACGCAGTTGCCAAAATTGAAGGAATTGCACCTGTATCAGTTTCTTGGGCTAAAAAACATATCTTAGGATTCTCTGATGAAGAAATTAGATTAGATTTACAACAACAAAGATTAGAGAAAGCAGTTGCAACTGAACTTGAAGCAACTCCAACTGTAATCACCAAAACTGGTATTTTTGATACTATCGATAAATTATATGGTGGAAACACTGGCTCAACGGAAAATGCTCAATCTGGAGAAGAAATGGGTGGAGAAGGAGGAGCTCCTCCGCCTCCACCATCTGATTTTGGAGGAGGTGAATTACCACCAGCACCTGAACCATCGGGGATTACACCTGAGTCTAAAACTAAGAAAGAAAATTTAAATATATTATTGGAAAATGATGATTTAATGTCGGAAGATTCTTTTATTGATTTATCAAGAGGAAGTAATTCATTAGGAGATATTGAAGATGAATTGGATAAACTACTGAATCGTTGATATTTATTGTAAAACAAACTTAATATGGAATTCGGATTATTAAAATCAAAAATAGAAAATATACTTGTTGAATCGTACAATAACGGTACTTTTAACAAAGAAATTAAAAACTTTAAATCATTAGTTTTAGGTAATAAAGAAGTTAGAATGTCTTACCATCTTTACGAAGAATTGAGTAAAGAGAAAGGTTTTATTAAAGAATTTGCTGAAGATTATTTGGACGAATGTGTTAGTTTATATTCTCAAAACACAATTAACAAAACCTCTCTTAAAAAACTTAACGAGTGGGTTAAAAATGTTAAATGTAAAAATAATTATTCCGACATTGATACTGTGTTATCTAAAAACACATTCATCATTGAAAATATTATTAAAGAAAAACAAAATATCATTAAAAGATTAACTTCTAAAAAAGTTGATGTTGAACAAGTTAACATTCCATTAGAAAAAATGGTTGAGATTGCGAATAATACACTTAGTAATTATTTGACTACCTTAAACGAAGAAGATTTAGTAACCATTAAAAAATACTCCACATTGAATGAAGGTGAATTATCTAAAAGATATGAAGTATTAAGTGAGATGGTTATTGAGAAATTAGAGAGATTAACAAAAACATCTGAGAAGGAAGTTGTTTCACAAATCAATGAAACAATATCAAAAATCAAGAATGACAAGATAGATTCTGTTTCTTTAATCAAGTTAAAAACACTTAACGAGAGTTTATAATTCCGCAAAGATATTAAAAATTTTGACATATTAACATTTATTGTTTATTTTTATTTAAAGAAATAAACTAAGACAATATGTCACATAATGAAAAAAGGAAAAAGTATAAAACTTTTAAGTCACCGAGATTTTAAAATTAATTACGGAACGGTAGACAGTAAAAATTTAAAATCAATCTACATAAACATTCAAACTTGGGCTGAACCAAAAGTAGACATCAACTACCCCACACGAGAGGTAAACTATCTCTCAAGGTCAATTAAACACACAGTCCTTAATTCCATCAACAAAAATATATTTAACGATAAGTTTATTGTTGATTTAGACTTACGTTCAAGTGGAATCCAATCAAACAAAAAATCATTCTTAAACTTAGAATGTTATCTATATCCCAAAGAGATTGTCACTGATTTTAAGGACTATGAATTAAAAAATTCAATTAAGAAACTAATAGATTCAATCATCAAAGAAAATTTTACAAAAAACAATACCTTTAATTTTACCCTAACAAAGAAAGAAATTGAAAAAGTTTAATATATTCAATATATTTATAATGAAAAGATATAATGAAAATATTAGCCCCAAACGAAATAGGCAAAGGAATTTTAGTAGAATACGATGCAGGATGGGTAAATCCTACAGACAAATTAAATTCTGAAATTATAAAAGAAAGTAAAAAAAACCTTTTAGATTATTCAAAACCATTTGAATTCTATGCGGTATTACAAAAATATAATACCCCAAATAGAAATGGTAGAGTTTATCCTGAAAGAATCTTAAAAAGAGAGGCGGATAATTACAAAAAGGCAATTGCCAAAGGTACCGCTCTTTCAGAACTAAATCACCCTGAATCATCTTTAATTGACTTAGATAGAGTGTCTCACGACATTACTGAGGTATGGTGGGATGGAAACATCTTAATGGGTAAATTAAGACTATTAACATCACCTGGTTTCCACGAGAGAGGTATTATCTCTTGTAAGGGAGATATGGCAGCAAACTACCTAAGACAAGGGGTTACTTTAGGTATCTCTTCAAGAGGAGTAGGTTCGTTAGCTAAAAAGGGGGAACAAAACGAAGTACAAGACGATTTTGAATTAATTTGTTTTGACTTGGTATCTTCACCATCAACACCAGGAGCATATTTGTTTACAAATCCTGAAGATAGAAGTAAGTATGAAGAGAATCTTGATGAGGAAAAACAAACACAAATAGCAAGAGCGACAGGTGTAGATTTAAACTCTGGAAACAAATCACTTGACTTAATGAAAAAATTATCTCATTATTTAGGAAAATAATTAATATGGACGAAAAATATTTTGTAGCAAAAATTCAGTATGACATACCTGATGATACCACAGGTAAAATTAAAAAAATTAGAGAAGAGAAACTTGTTAGAGGGTTCTCGGTAACAGATGTTGAGGCGAAAGTAACTAAACGTTATGAGTCGTTTTCCCAAGAATGGAGAATAACTGCAGTATCTGAGAGTAAAATCGACGAAGTTATTGAATAACTAATTTAAAAAAATTTAAACTAAAGAGGACGTAAGTCCTCTTTTTTTATTTATGTGTATATTTATAGTTATCATTTCAGACACACTCCGACAAGTAAAATAAGTTACCAAAATAAACAAAATAAACTCAAATATTAAAAAATATAATTTAACAATACCGTTAAGTTAGGTTTTTTTGATATTTGGAAATATTTATATACAAACCAATTAAAAAAAATGGCAGAAAAACAAAATCTTGTAGAAGAGGCACTTATCCAAATGAGAAGTTTGGAGAACGTAGTTTCTGAAAATGCAAAAGGAATACTTGCTTCAACAATGAAGGGAGAAATCAGCGAATTAGTAAAAGAGTCTTTAGAGACTGAAGATGATTCTGAATTTGATTCATACATGAACAATGAGCTTGACGAACAAGACGAGCTTGATACTGAAATGGATGATGAAGATGAAGATGATAATGAATTACCAATGGGCGACGAGTTCGATGATGAAGAAGAATTCGAATTTCCTACTATGGATGACGAAGACGAAGAACCAATCGACTTAACAAATGCTTCTGACGCAGAAATTTTAAAAGTTTTCAAGGCTATGGGTGACCAAGATGGTATCATCATTAAAAAAGATGGTGATATGATTAACCTTGAAGATACTGACGCTGACGTGGAATACAAAATCCAAATGGGTGAAAGTAAACATCGTAAGTACAAGGACATGAAAGAACAAGACGAA